TGGCGAAAGAATATCTATACAAAGTGAGTGCTACGAATGTTCAGATGGTATGTTTAGATTTAAAGCAAATATATTATTAGATGGTGAGCTTATTTCTGTTGGCGAATCGAAGCAGAATATAAAGAAAGACAAGGAATTTGAAAAGCAACAAACAGTAGCCATTGGTAGAGGACTTTCCTTTGCAGGATTTTTTGGTGATGAGATTGCAACCGCAGAAGAAATGGAGCAATTTTTAAAACCATCAAAACCAAATGTTGTACCAATTAAACCAGTAGAAAATTTTAACGCAGATGAATTTGTAAAAGAATGGATAGAAAAGATGACCAAACAAGCTGAAAATTCTGTTTCTCAAGGAGCTTATGAAAAAGGTATGCAGTTTCTTAGAGAAGATTACATAAAAGAACTTCAACAAATCTCAACCGATGTTGTGCTACAAGCACAAATTGATGAGTCAGAAAACACACTAAAAAAACAAATCACAAATAGGAGAAAATAATGGCAGACTATAATAATAAAGGATCAGTTTGGAAAAGACAATCAAGAGATACTGACGATCCAAGTAAAAAATATCCACAATATACAGGAAATTTTACTGACGCAAGTGGTGTCGTAAAGAATGTGGCTATGTGGGTAAATACTAATAAAGAAAAAGATACGCAACCAGACATATCATTTTCAGTATCAGATAAATTAGAAAAGAAATAATGGCAGAGCAAATAAATCCAGATCATTACAAGAAAGATATTGAAACAATAGATGCAATAACTTCGCAATTATCTCCTATGGAAAACATAGGAGGATTGCGTTGGCAAATCTTAAAATATGTAATGCGTATGGGAGATAAGCATGGAGGTACAATAGATGCTTGTTTAATGGATATAGGTAAAGCTGAATGGTACATTAATAGGCTAATCAAATACTTAAACGATCTTAAAGAAGATAAATCGTTTATTGATACTCCCACTAATGTTGCCGAACTATTTAAGGAAAAAAAATGAAAAATGGAAATGGCACAATATACTTTTCTCAAGTTAAGCATAAAGTTTTAGACTTCATTAGAAAGTATATTGAGCAACATGATTATTCTCCAACTTTTTTAGAGATTGGTAATCACTTTAATTTTTCAAGAGCAAGAGCTGGTAAGATTTGTTCTGAACTCTACAAGATGGGTTTAATTAATAAAGGTGGCTCATCGCATAGAAAGATTAGAATGAATCCTACTCAATTAAAGCAAGTAAGCAGTTTAAAAATTAATAGAGAATATTCAATACATGGATAAAGTTATTAAAGAAAGTTTTTATGAAGCAAGTTTTAGAATTGATGAAGAATTTGAAAGTGTGGAAAAAGCACACCTATCAAATACCCCTAGCGAAAATGCTAAGGTTACAGTCCTTGATTTAAAAAAAGAAATGTCAAGGATTAAAAATAAACTAAAGGAGCAAGATGGATCCCAAAAAGGTTCAGGAGCTGAAGCTACAGCAAGAGGAGGAATCAAGAAAGATGAATAAGTTCAAAGACTTGGTTCAGAAAAAGAAGAATAAGATTGCTGAAATCAGTTCTAAAATTTTTGAAGAAGAATCAAAAAGAGAATTTAGAATACACTCTTAATTAGGTTTTTCGCATGAATACTAGAAGTTGAAATAAACTTAATAGGGATAAACTGCTCAAAAAAAAGGAAAGGAAGAAAATGCCACAAATAACAAAAGAACAAGATAAAGCTTTTGCTGGTTTTACATCTTTTTTAAAAGATGTAATTGAAAAATCTAGTGAACTGCACATAGCAAATACCAAAGAAACAAAAGAAACAGCACTAGATAATCTGACTTCATTATTATTTCAAAATTTTAATTTTCAAAAAGTATTAAATGAAGAAGATATAAAAAAAATCTTACAACAACTAAGACACTAAGGAGAGAAAGAAAATGTCAAAAAGAAAATATAAAGGTCGGCACAAAACAGAAACTGATATTATCTTAAATAAAGCAATAGGCAAAAAAATAAAAGAAGCAAGATTAAATTATATTGTTTTAGATAAAAAAAAACTTTGTACCCAAACCAAATTAGCGAATGCTTTATATCCACCAAAAACGTTTCAACAAATACAGAAATACGAAAAAGGTAAGAATGGTGTATCAACAATTATATTAATTCAAATTAGTAACTTTTTTGGTAAGCCACTTGAATACTTTACAAGTGATGCAATAGAATTATTAGGTCAAGGTAATCTACCTGATAATAACTCCACATCTACTGCTCCCTCTTTAGATAATAATGGGGTTAATTTAAAAAATGATTATCATTAACATAAGTTTTGTAAAACACTTATGTTGTGTGTAAGTTGATGAAGTGAGGGGATTTTGTTGATCCCCTCATTTAATTTTTCCAGATAATATTTTCTTTAAATTCGCTTTTAACTTCTTCTTGTTCATAAGGTTTGATATAAGTTGAATTAACAAAGTTTATATCTTTATCCCCTATATAATGTGCTAATTCTAAAGCATTTTTAAACTTACCTTTAGCTGCAAAATAAGTTGTTCGGTAGTGCCTAAAAGCATAAGATTTTCTAGGGATTGGCAATTGTTGATACTCAGGTCGCATTTTCTTTAAAGCATTAATTAGAGCCTTGTTAAGAGCTTCTATACATATATATTTGCCAACTGTATTAAGGAATAGCTTGTCTTGCAAAGGAGGTAAAGTATTTAAATAATCTACTATATAATCCTTTAAAGATGGCGATATATCTACCTTTCTCTTACCTTTTTTAGTCTTAGTTTTGCCAAGTTTCTTACCCTTTTTAACCGCTTTAACTATATCAATTTTAAGACTATTAGATTTAAGAAATAATAAATTTTCTCTTTCTAATGCTCTAATCTCACTTGGTCTAGCAGCAGTTTCAAGTAAAATCATAAAGATTAATTTAATCATAGGATTATCTATTTTACAAATAATCTCTTGCATAATCTCTAGTGTCCATTTGTTTAAGTTAAGTTCTTGTTGTTCTTTCTCTATTATATGGACATCAGTTAAATAATTAATTTCTTTACAAATATTATTCTCTATTTTGAAACGATCTACTTGGTAAGATATTATGTTTTTAAAATGATTAAAGATTTTAATAACAGTTTTGCTAGTAATGTCTTTCTCTTGTAGATTCTCAACAAATTTAGCCACATCAAACTTTGTAATAGTTCTAATATCTTTATCTTTAAAATAAGGATTTATATGATTATCATAAAAGCTAACATAATCATCTATGGTGCTTTGTTGTGTCTTTCCAGCAGCTCTTTTATTGGCTAGTTTAACATCAATAAATTCTGATTGAGCTTCACTAACCTTTACTTGTTCTGATTTAGTTTTAACAAATCCTTTATCTTTAAACTTCTTATCTATTTTCTCTTGTAGTATTTTCTTTGATGGTGCTTGTAAGAATCTTTTCTTATTGTCAGCACTATAATAATCAAATCTAAATACTTTCTTCTTACCCCTAGTAATGGGGTACATATTGTGTATTATCATCTTTCTCTCCTATTAATCTTGTTTCTTTAAGTTATAACAAAGTTTCCATTTATTGCAATAATCAATATGCTCATGTATGTAAAAAATATGTTAATAAAAGTATGTAAAAAGTATGTAGATAAAATTTATGGTTGAGTTTTAGCCATAATTTAGGCACAAAAAAAGTGGCTCTCATACTATTTCTAGTATAAAAGCCTATATATATTATGTTTATGCCTACAACATATTGATTTGTAATCATACAATCAACAACATCTGGACATATTTTATTATGTTTTTTTACATTTGGTATGCAATAAGTATGTAACATTTGTCAATAACAATATAACAGAATGAACATAGCATACCAGTTATTATTCCCACCCAAGAACCCAATAGCCTAAGCTATTACATGATCTTCTAAATAAGTAGATCAAACCTATTCTTTATGCTTTAGCAGTTTTTGCTGATCGTTTTAAAGCTGCTGATGAAACAGTACCTTTGCCTGATCTGCTAGTACCTTTTTTCTTTCGCAAATTCATGTAGTAGTAAAGTCCTTTTTTAGCAACTCTACCATCTTTAGTTCTGTGATAACCTTTTTTCATTCTTTTGTTTTTCTATTAGTTGTTGATAATATTGTCGTCTATCGCAATCAAAGTGTGCATGAGTCTTATCAGCAAAAGCTAAGAAGCTCATATCGTTTGTAATTTCTTTTCCACAAACTCTACAACCATCACCAACAACCATAATAGTTGTAGGTTTTTTCCAAGTTTTTTTTGTCATAAATTTTTTGTAAAAAATCCAAAAAGGATTTTATTGTCGCATCTATTATTTAACACCCTAAAATTTTGTTGCTCTACTTTTTAATAAAAACTTTTTTTTGAAAATTTTGAAAAACCCAATGTGGTATAATGGGTAAATAAAAAAGAAAGGAGGTAAAATATATGAATAACAAAAAAAATAATTTAGCTTCACCATCAGAAGGTAAATCACCAGCATTAGATTTGGCTATGAAACTAATGTTTGATTTTCCAAATGAAATAGTAAATGAAAAAACTATTACTATTAAAATAACCGAAAAAAGAGGTTGTGTTGATTATCTTGTTACCGATACTTCAAAAATACCAGATACAAAATTAGAAAGTCAAATCTGGCATTCAATTCAAAAAGTTATAGAAAAAAAGTATAAAATAAAATCTGATAGTTGGCAAAAGAAAAGAATAGACTAACTTAATAAAGGCGATCTGAAATATGGTCGC